CAAAAATAAAAATATATCTCCTTAGTAATAATTAACATAGCTTTTACATGTGGGTTTTATCTTTTAATTAATAAAATTAACCTCGATCAATTTTAATTTATATACTATAACTTCCTAAATACTTTTATGTTATATCTTTTATTATATATGTTATATTTTTCAAGTGCTTTTATTAGTTTTATTGTCTTTAATATTGTTAGGCATATTTTAAATATATCTTATTTTAATCTTATTTAATCAATTACTGAAAAAAACAAGCTCTAAAATTGCTTTTTAAGGACTTTTTTTTATTGTTTTGGTATAAAGTGTCATTGAGTGTATGGTATTTTATAACAAGATATAATTTTATCTGTAATAATATATAATTTAAAAAAATGTTTTTTTTACTCTAAAAATTAAAAAA